GGATCCGCGAGGTTCTCGAGACGCGAGGACGCACGCGGCATGGTGTTGATCTGGTTCTCGACGCAGCCGACGTAGGCCAGGAACCCGGCCTTGTGGCCCCCATCGGTGGGGATCATCTTCAGCAGGGCATCGTCGTCGATCCAGTCGACGTCCATCGAGGTGTAACGACCGAACGTCTCCCAGCACAGGAAGTAGATCCGCCGGGGCTCGATGTCGAAGTCCACCTCGAGCTTGACGTTGATGCCGGGGGCGAGGATCTGGAGGGAGTCCTCGTCGTAGCCGATGGTGTACCGGGGGGCGCTTCCGGTGGGACCGGGGTAGCGCCGCTCGGCCTGGATGAACTCGACGTACTTGCGGGCCTGTCCCGTGTTGGTCAGGGCCTTGGAGATCCGCTTGCCGGTTTCCCGACGCGGCAGATCCAAGGACTGCAGGATGAGCTGCTCGGTGAGGTCGGCCCCACCCGCATCCACGATGAACGAGTTGAGCTCGGGGTAGGTCGCCCGGGCCTGCTCGAAGATCTCCGCGGAGTCCGAGGAGTCCCCGATGATCATGGAGAGGCTCCAGATGGTGCGGCCGTAGGTCCCGAAGACGAACACCTCGTCGCCGGCCGCCACGGTGGCGTCGTCGCCGAGGGTGTAGGTGATGGTGCGGGCGTCACGGTCGATCGCGCTGATGACGCGCTCGGCCAGAACGCCGGGGGTGCCCCAGCCAGCGCGGACGGCCGCGCCGGGGTTGACGATGGAGATCCGCATTCCGCGGTTCAGGAGCTCGGCCCCGAGGGGCTTGTCCAGAGTGAGGGTGGACGCGCCGTCGTTGGACTCGACGGTCGCCATGACGCCGCCGCCGTAGACGCCGCCGATGGCGGTCTGGCCCTGCGAACCGGCGTAGACCTTGTTGATGTACTTGCCGAGCTCCGCGACGGTGTTCTCCACGCGGTCGGCCATGATGCCGCCCTGGTTGAACGTCCCCTTGGTGGACTTCGCGGCCACCTTGGTCTTCACGCCGATCTGGAAGGAGCCCACGAAGAGCTCCGGCGTGACTTCGCCCTGCACGCGGGTCGGATCGTAGGGCGTGGGGAAGTTGCCCACGTCTGCGATCAGGCCGACGTTCCAGGCCGACGCGATGCCGAGGGGGAACTTCGCGATCCCCTCGTTCATCATCAGATCGACCCGCTGGAGGTCGCGCCGGTACTTCGACTCCTTGTTCACCGGCTCCTCGAACGTCCCCGGGGGGTATGCGTTCTTGAGTTCGGTGGTGATGTCCTCGAATGCGCCTACGTTCGCCATGGAAATGCCTATGCGGGTTCGCTAGAGCCCCTTGCCCGCGAGATATTTTCTCGCCGCGGACATCCCTGGGGTTAGATCACCCTTGTTGAGTTGAGTGACAGACACCGGCGACTTGACAGCGGCCGGAGCGGGAGCGGCCCTTGGGGCCTTCCCAGCGACCTTCAGCTTCGCCTTCGACTTCTCCTGGAACTTGACGCGGCCCACGAGATCACGGTCCTCGAGGTACTCCTTGACGTGCGCCATGACCAGATCGGGCACGTCTACGGAGTTGAGCCCCTTGCGAGCCATAGACCAGAAGTCCATCGTGGTCGCACGATTGACGTGCTTCCACAGGGACTCCCTGACCTTCGGGTCCTTCGGTGCTCCCAGAGAATTCGCGGCCTCGTTGATGAGCCCGTCAACGTAGTCGGGGAACTCGTCGTTGAACTGCTGGACGCTCTGCTGCTCGTGTTTCTGTTGACTCCTCTGCTGCTCCGCGACCTTGGTCATCCAGTCCTTGTCGGCCAGGAGCGTCTCCATCTCGAAGTCGGCCTGCTCTCGCTTGTAGTGGAGGTCTCGTAGCTGACGGACAACCGCATCTCGCTTCGTCTCGTTGGTGCCCTTCACGCCTTCCCACCTCGTCACCTTCTGGGGGTCGGCGTAGTCGCCATCGCTGGCGTCCTCGATCCGGGCCTCGGCCTTGGCGATTTCGCGGTCGAGCTTGGGCAACTCCCGCAGGAGCTCCTGCTGCTCGGACTGGAACGACTGCCCTCGGTCGTAGAGGGACTTGATGCGCTGATCGAGTCGGTCGATCTGAGGATTCCTGATGGGCTCCTCGGGTTCGGGTGGAGAGGCGGCCTCCTCGGCCGCATCCAACTTCCTCTGGAGCTCACGAATCGTCTTCTCGCGGCTGGAGATTTCCTTTGTGGTCGACCAGTAGTGTTCGGCTACGACCTCCTGGAACTCCTCGTCCGAGAGGTTCGGGTACTTGGCCCGGAGCTTCTCGAATCCAGGGGGAACAGGGGGCGTCTCCTGGTCATCTTCCGACTCGTCCGGTTGGGGGGCTTCCGGCTGCCCTTCGTCTCCATCTTCGGGGGGCGTCCCCTCTTCGATCTCGGCCCCTTCGGGGGTCTCGAGCTCAGGCGCACCTTCGGCGGAGGGCGTCTCCACGGGTGCTGGCGCTTCTTGCGACATTCGGTTTCTCCTTGCACGGGGCGACCGTGCGGTTATGTTACCATTCGTAACAGGTCCGAAGCCTGTCTGGGGCCGTTCGAGAGTTGAACCAGAAAGCTCCTCTCGGACGGCCCCCTTCCATTTCTACACTCCGTCCCGCTGGTAGGCGAGAAGCTCATCCTCGCGGAGCAGGATCACATCCTCGTCGTCGTCGGACAGGGAAACGCCAGAGAACGAGGTGAAACGCACCACGTCGCCCGGGCGAACGGTCAGAGGCGTGAGGCCCCCGTTACCGTTCGGTCGGCCCAGGCCCGTAGAGATTACGGTGCCCTGGCTCTGCTTGCGCTGGGCCTGCGTCGGCACGGCCAGCCCTCCCTTTTCCGTCGCGGCCGCGTCTCTCCTGACGAGCACCTTGTCGTACAGCACGTTCCATTCGGTCATTTACCCTCCGAGGTTGGACAACAGCTTCATTACGTCGTCTGCCGAGGCTCCGTTCTCGACCGCGGCCTGGATCATGGCCCGGAGGGCGTCTCGCGGCATCGGGGCCGCCATCGGTCCCTGGCTGGCAATGGGGATCGGCTGAGTGGCGAGCATCGGATCCTGACGGGCCTGCTCGGTCCTCATCGCGGCCTCGCCCTCGCCAAGCTGCTCCTTCTTCATCCGGCCAGTCGCCCGGTCGAGGGCCTTGGCGTTCTTCGTCCTGGGGAGGTTGCCCACCCCGCCGCGGCCGGTGGCGAGATCGGCGTCGAGCGGCCTCGCCGCGGCCGGCGGGACGTTCCTGGCCCGGGGGAGGTTCTTCGCCCCGCCGGTCGTGAACGCGCCGGGTGACGCAAGGTCGGCGTCCAGGGGCACGGAGGGCCATTGGGAGGCCGCAGACGGTCGATCGGCAGGGGGCTGGCGGTAGCGAGTCCGGGGCCTGGGGCTCCCGGGCCCGCCGGAGACACCGCCGCCGCCCGGGGCCTTCCCTTCGCCCAGGAGCTTCGGGGCTCCGGGCACGTCCTCGGCCCCCTCCATGAGTCCGCGACGGAGAGCTCCGGTGTCGGCCGCTCTGCCGAGCCTCTTGGGGGCAACCTGGGTCCAGCCCATCTCGCCCGTCTCCATCCCGGCCCCGCCGCCGCCGCGGGGGAACTGCGGGCCCCCTCCGGCCTGGCCCGGGGTGGTGTCCATCGGCCTGGGCTGGTTCGGGGAGAGCCTCGATCGCGGCATCTCGCCCGTGTTCGAGAGGGATCGCGGGGCCGGTCGACCACCGGAGGCCATCTTCGCCACGCCGCGGGCGGCCCCGAAGAGAACCAGCGGGTCGGAGATCAGGTTCCCCACGTCTCGGATCGCCTTGGCGGCGAGGCCCTGCTCGTTGATCGTCCCCTCGGCCTCCATTGTGTCGGCCAGGAGGTCGCCGTACCCGGCGAGATCCTCCGGGTCCTCCCTCTCGCCCGTCATGATGAAGTCCAGAGGATCGGTCTTGCCGGTGCTGCCGGCCAGGGCATGGCCGGTGGCCGTGACGGCCCGCTGGGGCATCGCTAGAGCGTTGAGCCCCTGTTTTATGCCGGGGAAGTCGGCAGCGCCAGCCAGGGCGTTCCCCATGTCCCCGAGCGTGCTACCGATCCCCATGCCGAGGTGGCCGAGCATACTGCCGCCGCCCTCCTCGCCCTCGTCCGGGATGTAGAGCGGCGAACCGCCCTCGAAGCTCCAGCGTCCCATGGCGGCCTCCTACCCCGAGTATCCGATGCCCTGGAAGAACTTCTTCTTGTTCTTCTTGGAGTACCCGGCATCCGAGCTCGAGTCGAACCGCTTGCGGAAGGCCTCGGAGAGCGCCATCGCGGCGTCGTTGGCGGTCCTCATGCCGGAGATCCGCTTCCCGCGCTTGGCGGGGCGCATCAGGTGCGGACCCGGCCGGAGCTTCTCGTCGTAGTAGGTCGTCTCGTTCCCGGCGACCCGATCGAACGAGCCTTTGAGCCCTGCGGGCGGGTTCTGGTCGGGGGCCCCCGGGATGTCGGTGCCGACCCTCTTCATGTTCCCTGTCATCTTGCCCATCTTCATTCTCCTACTGTGGCGGCCCCGCGTCGGGGGCCCCTCCTGGCGGCATTCCTTCCGGCCCCATCGGCGGGGGTGCGGCCAACAGCCTGAACGCCTCGATGATCGCCCGCATTCGCAGGAGGAGATCGAGGTCCATCATCTTCTTCGCCTGGGGCTGAGGTACGCCCATGGATTGGGTCGTCTTGGCGGCCTCGAGGCCGGTCCTCATCTGCGGGAGCATCCGCTTCCACACCTCGTACAGCCGTTCGTGGAGTGCGTCGGGCAGGAACTGGAAGCCCTCCGGCGGCGGCGGCGGGAACTGCTCCAGCGGGGGAGGGGCCGGGGGAGCCGGCGGGGCACCCTGGGCCTGCATCGCGCTGGACTGGACCTGATTGAAGCGGAGCATGGTCTGCTCGAACGCCCGCTTCGCCTCGTCTACCTTCTGGGTGCCCTGCTGGAAGATCGCCTGCCACTCCTCGGGCGGCGTTTCCTTGTAGAGCGCGAACTGCTCCTCCATATCGTCGGCCTGCTGGAGCTTGTCTTCCCAGGTGATGAGCTCGGTCCAGATGTCGGCGAAGATAACTTCCTGCTGGCGGGCATAGCACTCGTCGTCCATCCACCGCTTCGTGAAGATCCCGTGCCACGTCTGGAAGTCCCACATCGAGTAGTCGGGCTCGGGGATCTTGTTCAGGCGCATGAAGTCCGACCACGCCATCTCGGCTCGGCGGATCTGGATGCCGGCCCCCTCGTTGATGTCCTTCGGCAGCTTCATGATGTCGAGGAGCTTGTCGCGTGCGTCGGAGCTGTCCACGATGTAGAGTCCACGGTCCATCGCTTCGGCCGCGGCCTCCTTGTTGTAGAGCGTCTGGTCGTACCCGGCGCGGGCGTTGACCTTGACCCGGAGATCGCCAACGAGGTCCGTCCCGGTGAACGACTTCTGCTCGAAGGTCCCGGCCTCGGTCTGCACCTCGTAGGCCGAATCCTCCTTGCGGAAGGCCCAGTTCATCTGGAGAAGGTGGGTGAACGCGCCCTCGTACATGAGCGCCAGGGCCCGCTCGCGGGGGGCCCGCTTCTGGCTGGCCTCCTCAGAGATCAGCATGAGCCCGGAGGTCGTCTTCACCGATCCGGGGGACTGGCCCATCTCGATGTCCTGCGGGAAGCCCACCGCCTGGGCGTCCTGCATGATCTGGTTGCGCTCTTGGAAGTAGGGGTTGCCCGTGATCGGAACGCCCGGGAAGAGGGCCTGTCCTGGCTGCCACGTCGGGTCCGGGGAGTCGTACTCGATGAAGACCATCGACCCCTGCACGTCTTCGCGGGTGGCGATGGTGGTGCCCTTCGGCAGATACATCGAGGGCTTGCCGCGCTCGCGGAGGTCAACGACCTGGGCGTCGAGCTCGTTGAGTCGGCGCTGGATCGGAATGAGGTCGTCCACGAAGGAGCGGCCCCAGAAGTTCTTGGGGATCCGCTTGAACCGGGCGAAGTGGTAGGCAATGCGGGGGACGTACTTGTACTTGCCCTCGTCGCCCTCCACCTCGACCATCAGTTCCTTCTTGAGGACCCGATTGCCCTCGGCCATCCGGTGGAAGATGGCTCCGCGCTCGAGGCCCTGGATGTGGGGCTGGGGCAGAACGACGCACTCCTGGAGTCTCGCGTGGTTGCGAAAGCACTCCATCCCGGTCGCCGCGCCACCGGAGAGCGTCGGCTCGGCGTAGAGCGGGTTCATGCGGATGAGGGTCGCCGGGGCCTCGGGACGGATCTCGTCGCCGAGCTCGCTGTAGCGGAGCGCGATATTCTCGAGGGTTTCCACGGTCATCCGGTGGAAGACAACCTGTTCCCGCGGCTCGATCTGGATGCCTCCGTTCTCCGGGAAATACTCGTGGATAGACACGGGGTCGATCTCGCCGGATCCGGTCGGGACCATCAGGCCCATGGGACGACCGAAGGTGTCGGATTCCCCGGCCTCCTCCTCGTTCACGGGGTAGGGCTCCAGCTTCGTGGCCTTCTCACAGTAGGGGCAGTCCTGCATGTTGACGCGAGGGATGCCCTGGGGGTGCATGGCCGACGCTTCGCCCTTCTCCTCGAAGTCGGAGAGCGTCTCGGTGTGCCGCATATCCACCGGGCCCATCTCTTCCATCTCGCCGGGAATGCCCAGGCTGGAGAAGGAGCGAGGCACGGTCTTCGATGCGTACTTGCGCTGGCACATCGGGCAATACACGGTGTCTGGGGAGGCCACGAGCGTCCGGTCGCGGTCGTTCTCGTCCCAGGCCGTGCGGAGGCAGGCGACGGACTCGAGCGTGAAGTTCAGGTAGAGCTCGTCCCGCTTGTCGGCCCAGATTTGCTTCGCCATCTCCGCGATCAGGAGATCCTTGCCGAGCCGCGCTGCGGCCTGCCACTCCGGCTTGTTCTTCGCGGGGCTGGTGTCTGGGACGAGCTCCTTCCGGCCCAGACGGGCGATCTCGTTGTCCACCGAGGGCGCGATGATGTTGGTCACCGGGCGCGGGAATGCCGCCTGGGAGTTCCGGTAGATTTCCCGGAAGTGATAGGAGCCGTTCCCGGGGGCGAGCGTGGAACGAGGCTCGATCCATTGGCGGCCCAGGTAGAACCACAGGTTCAGGGCTGACCGCTGGGTGTGAAACCGCCGGCGGTCGGAGTTGGGGGAAATCTGCTCGTTGAAATAGCCCCGGATCTCCTCGTCTGTGGAGTTCAGGGTCGGCAGATGCAGCCACTCGGGCTTCCCCTGACGCTTGTCCTGCGGGCCGATGGGGCTCATGGGGTGTCGTCCACTTCAAGAACGGCTTCGAGTCGCGGCTCGTACCCTGGAAGCTCCGGCGGAACCCGCCAATGCTGCGCCGGCCGCTTGTGGACCTCGGCCGGCGGGTTCATCCGGCGATTTACCCCCGGCTCCGCGAGCTCCATGACACGGGCCTGGGCCTTCTCGAGTTGCTCGAGGAGCTTCTCGATGTTGGCGCGAAGGTGGTCGATCTCCTGATCCTTCGCCGCACAACCCTTGCACTCGAACATCAGAGTCCCCCTCCCCACGGTGAGTGCTGCGATTCGTCGCTGCTCGCCGCCTGTTCCTTGATCCGCGTCTGGATGGCCTTACGAAGCTGCTGGTTGAACAACTCGATGTTGTTGGTGGGCGGCGCGTTCGCCGCCTGCCGCATCTGGTCCGCGTCCCACACCCACGCCTTCGGCATCAGGTACTCGACCGCCATGACCATCGTGTCGATCATGTCGTCGTGTGTGCCGTGGGGGAACTGCGCCGCCTCGTCTACGAGAACGGTGGAGTGAGCGCGGCCTCGGGGCAAGAAGACCTGTCCGCGCTCTATCACCGCGGCGACGTTGTTCACGCCGTAGGTCAACCGTGCTTCCTTCGACCGCGACTTTGTGCCGGTGGGCAGGATCCCGCCCATCTCCCGCTGGAGGGTCTGCACGATGGCGAACCCGGAGGCTGACTTCTCGATCAGCTTGTAGCGGGCCAGCGGATGCTGCTTCGTGAGTTGCTTGATCGCTCGCAGGGTGTCCGGCATGTTGAGCCGCTCGCGCACGCAGTCGATCAGGTAGAAGTCCCCTCCTCGCCGGCCCCAGACCTGGCCCACCGTGAAGTCGGATGTCTCGGCGTCATCGAACGCCGGGTCCCAGGACTGGATGATCTGGTCGAAGTCCTCGGGGGTGTCTTCGTACCACTTCCACCAGAGTCGGTGGATTGCGGATCCCTCGGGCGGGCTGGGCTTCTGCTGGTACAGCGCGGTGAAGTTCCGCGAGCCCATCTTCCGCTTCTTCGATTCGAGCTCCACCTCGTCGTATCGCTCGGGCCAGAGGGCGGCCCCCTCCGGCCGGCCGAGAGGGTCGTCGTTTCCGGCCAGGGCGGGGAGGTCGACGACGCGCCAGTCGGTGGCGTCTTCGCTGTTCAGGATGCGGCCGGCGAGGTCGTCCTCGTGCCAGCGCGTCATGATGAAGACGATGATCGAGTCGGTGTTCTCTCGGCCCTTCTGGGCGCGGGTGAGGAAGGTCGTCTGCCACCAGTCCCAGAGGTTCTCCCTCATGACCTGGGAGTTCGCCTCCTCGGCGTTCTTGATCGGATCGTCGAGAATCAGGACGCTGCCGCCCTTGCCCGTGATCGGGCCTCCGACGCCGGCCGTGACCATCCCACCCCTGTCGGTCGTCTCCCACCGATTCGCGGCCCTGGAGTCCTCGAGGATCTTCGAGCCGATGTACTGGTAGTGCTCGTTGATCGTGCGCCGGCAGGCGCGGCCCCACCGGGCGGCCACGTCGGCCTCGTAGGAGCACAGGACGATCTTGTCCGTGGAGTCCAGGGCGAGGTCCCAGACCGGGAACCAATGAGAGCAGAGCTCAGACTTCCCGTGCCGGGGTGGCATGAAGACCATCAGGTTCCGCAGGCCGTCGCGGCGGTGAAGGTCTACGAGCTCGTTGGAGAGAACGTGGAGATGGCGGGCGTGGACGTAGGGCTCGGCTTGGTGCTGAGTCGTGCTCATCGCCAGAGCCAGGGGGCTCAGGAGATGTTGGAACTCATGTTCCTGTGGGATCGTCGCCATCCGGTGCCTTCGTCCTTGGGAGCGCCGCAGCGGAACGCTGGACGCTGATGTCGATCACCCGGGCCCTGTCCGGGTGCTCCCGCAGGTACGCTCGAGCCGCGGCCTGGAGAGCCGCCATCTTCTCCTTGTCGAGGTCGTCTTCCTTCGCCCTGGGCGGCCCCCCGTAGGCGTACTCGAAGAGCATCTTGTGGGTCGCCGGGGGAAGCTGGTCCGAATCCTTTCCGACGCCGTTGCGGGCCTGACTCTTGAGCATCTTGATGTGCGCTGGCTGCTCGAGGATCGAGCGGGCGATCTCTGCGACGACAGTCTTCTTGCCCACCTTGTTCGTGAAGCGGCCGGAGTCCTTGCCCCTCTCCATGAGAGGCATTTTCCCGGCCGCCTGGAGGACAGACTGCTTGCTCACCGGTCCCCCTCGAGCACCGCGGTGGATCCGGGCGCGGAGCACCACGTCCTCCAATGCCCACGGCAGTTGCTCTGCGCGGCGTTGCCCCTGTACGGCGGGTAGGGCTGACCGTTGCACTCCCACTTCTGGGAGCAGAGCTCGGCCTCGCAGGGGGCGCGCTCCTCGCTGCCCTCGCCGCCCTCGGGACGCACGGGACAACCCGCCCGGAGAGTGCCGTCGTCCATCGGGCTCATTCCGATCTCCCGGCAGTAGGGCTCC